AACTGCCAGGTACCGACATGTTCAAATCCCCGGCTTTCCAGGAAACGGATCTGTTTTGGTGTTGTCAGTCCTTCCTCTCTTCTCTTGTCGAGACGCTCCAACAGCTTCGAAGCTTTCCCCTGGTTATCAATTTCATCCGGAAGGATCCCCAGTTTCTCTAAAGTTGCTTTTTGTTTATCGGTCGGAGGAGACATCTCCCATCCGAATGTCGGAACATATCCGGACAAATCTTCCGCCTGAATGCTCATCTCAAACTGCAGTGGATCCACCAGCTTTTTCTTCCTGCGTTTCATCTCCGCAAGTTTCTGCGCCAAGGCTTCCTCACGCTGAGCCACTACATCCTCGGATGCCTGCCTTTCTGCCTCCTCCAGATCGATCGGACAGCCGGCTTCTTTTTCCAGGTTCTCCGTCATCTTTCTGGCCACTTCTTCCGATTCACAGATCAGGTTCGCCGGATGACAGAGTTCATGGCGTTCTGTGTGCCATAAAAAATCCAGAAGAAGCAGATCCTCTTTTCCAGGATTTAAACGTGTTCCGCGTCCTACCATCTGGCTGTATAAGCTACGGACCTTCGTCGGCCGGAGCACTACCACGCAGTCGACAGATGGACAATCCCATCCTTCCGTGAGGAGCATGGAGTTACAGAGGACGTTATATTTATCATGATCAAAATCTTCCAGCACCTCTGCCCGGTCTTTGCTCTCTCCATTTACTTCCGCCGCCTGAAAGCCCTTTTCATTTAGGATATCCCGGAACTTCTGGCTGGTCTTCACAAGAGGAAGGAAGACCACTGTTTTTCTGTCCTGGCAGTACTTTTCCATCTCATCCGCGATCTGATACAGATACGGATCCAGTGCAGTCGCGATCTCACCGGCCTTGAAGTCACCGGCCTGCAGCGACACTCCCGACAGGTCCAGCTGCAGCGGGATCGTCAATGCTTTGATCGGTGAGAGATACCCCTCTTTAATCGCTTTGGGAAGCGTGTATTCATATGCCAGGCTTTCAAAGTATTCGCCCAGGTTCCGCATATCTCCACGGTCAGGTGTTGCCGTTACCCCCAGCACCTTCGCATCCGGGAAGTGCTGCAGGATTTTCTGATAACCGTCTGTAATACAGTGATGGGCTTCATCAATGATGATCGCGCCAAAATAATCCGGATCAAACTGTGCAAGACGTTTTTCTCTCTGCAGGGACTGTACCGAACCAACTGTGATCCGGTACCAGCTCCCCAGGCAGGTTTCTTCTGCCTTTTCGACTGCACATCGAAGTCCCGTCGCTTTTAAGATTTTATCAGACGCCTGTTCCAGCAGTTCTCCCCGGTGTGCAAGGATCAGCACGCGCTTTCCGCGTCTGACGCATTCCTCTGTTACTTTTGCGAAAACGATGGTCTTTCCGCAGCCGGTTGGCAGAACCACAAGAGTTTTATTCAGTTTTTCCCACTGTTCAAACACACTGTTTTTTGCTTCCTGCTGATACGGACGCAGCTCCATCTTGTCTTTCATGGTTTAAAAGCTCCCTGCCTGATATTTTGGTCCTTCATACGGATAGAATCTCTTTACATCGTTGCTGGTGCGTTCCTGACCATCTTTATTGATGTACTTGTGGACACCCAATTTTAACTTTCCCTTCGATCCAGGAACTCTCTGCCAGTTCATGCGGAGCGGTTCTCCCTTTTTCTTCTGCCCGATGCTCTCGAAGAATGCGGATAACATGCCTTCGGTTCTTGTGTGCAGGAACAGGTTGTGAGTGACTGTAACCTCGCGGCCGTCTGTGCCTTTTACGCGCAGTTTTAAGATTGCCTTATTGCACGGCGGCAGCTTCTCACTGCCATTGTGACGTCCACGCTCAAAACTCTCGACCGTGAACTCATAATCCCCCTCCGGAAGCGGTTCAAACTCCGGTGCATCTTTCTGGATGGTATCCTCCCATCCTAACTCACGCTCTTCAATTGTATTTTCGTTCATCCTAGATTCCTCCTTTAATTAAATGGAATTGCTTCCTTCTCATTCATTTCTTTGATCATTGCATACACCTGGTCCCATGCTCCTACCAGAACTCCCTCAATGAAGTCCTTTGGATAATCGTAGACCGGCATGTCTCCCGGGAAATATCCCCTCGCTTCTACAACTCTCTGGACATCCCATTCGTTCACATTGTTGCTGATCATCAGATCGCGCAGTGCTTTTGGAATGCGGGCATCCGGCTCGAAGTCGCTCATCTTTCCTGTGAATGCTTCTCCTACGGAACCTTCATTCGCAGGCGGTGTAAGATCCATCGTCTGCTGGACCGGCTGTTCTGGAATTTTTTCAGCAGGCGGCGGAGTCGGGGTCTGAACCGGCGTAGCAGATGGAGAAGTGATAACCGGTTCTGCGGGCTGTTCCATTTTAGCTGCAGTCTGGTTCCCGCCTTCAATGATGAATCGGATTGATTCATACTCGAATGGCATTTCCTCCGGAAGTCCATAGCGGTTTTTCGCATCCCAGCACGGGTGATGACTGGTATACATGACTCTTGCACCGCCCTGTGCCTTGCGTTTCTTGCCTTTATCATCGACGGCCACTGACCAGGTCTTGTAATTTGCAAACAGGACCATGTCTGCCCACTCTTTTGCAAGCGGAGCTGTCTGAGAGGATGTTTTCTTTCCCAGCTTCAATTCCCACCGATCATACGATCCCAGCTCATCCGGCTGTTCGAACTTTCTCATCTGTGCATGGGCAGTCAGGACAACATTGACGCCGGCATCCACGACCTCTTCCAGGACATTCAGGAAACGGCCGAATTCTTCTTTTGCGTATACGTATCCATTTCCGTATCCAAAGTCTTCGACTCCCTTTTTCCCGTATCTAGCGCAGAGGTCGGCGACGCACATCTGTTCCGCCCAGTCTGCTGTATCGATTACAAGCGTCCTGCATACCGATGGATTCATCTTCACATAGCGGACCTGATCCAGCAACATGGTCCAGCTGCTCGCCTTCTCAAAACGCGCGACATCCATGTCCTTGGTACTACCCTCGGTATCGATAAATACCGGTTCCGGGAAACGGGATGCGAATGTGGATTTTCCGATTCCTTCCGGACCATAAATGAGGACTTTCTTCGCACATGGGATCTTTCCTCTGATAATCTGCATCACTGATACCTCCTAAAATACTCCCGGATGCCATTCCGTCTTTTTCTCTTCCCGGAGTGGCTGCTCCTGCCCCTCTACATAACCATCGCTGATGATCACAGAACACTCGTCTCCAGTGCTTACCCTGGTCGCGATTGCCTGGAGTCCTTCCGCTTCCAGCCACTGCCCAAACTCCTGCAGTGTATCCAGATCCATCTGCTCCAGCTTGTCCAGAAGGACAAACCCACATTTGGGATTCAGTTTCCGGACGATTGCAGTGGCAACCTTTAACTGATCCGATCCGGACATGCAGTCCCACTTTGCACCGTTATAGATCAGTTCTCCGTCAGCCACAGAAAGACCAGGGAGCGGAAGTTCTGCCGAATGAAGCAGTGCAACCTTTTCACTCCGGATGTTTTCGATTTCTACGGTCATGTTCTGATACTGTTTCCGGTAATGCTTTGCATCCTCTTCTGCCTTATCCTTGTCCAGGTTTGCACGGACTTTCCGGTTGATCTCATCGATGTCTGCAAGACTTTTTTCCAGTTCTGCCGTTGACTCATCCTGAAGATCCTCTGCTGATAATTTGGCAACACGAAGTTTTTCTTCGACTTCTGCCTGTTTCCGGAGGAGGTCCGAAAGCTGGTCGTTGATCTGCTGCCGCTCCTGCTCCAGCCGGTGAAGATTTGCACGCAGCCGCTGATTTTCTCCATTCTTTGCCAAGATCTCCTGCTGCCGGCGGATCAGCTCAGATGCAGAGACCGGAGTGTCCGGAGCATCCGGGAAATACGGCTGTTCTTTCGCATACTTTTCTTTCTGGTCCGCGATCCGGCCAAGTGCCTGCCTGGAATTGAACAGCTCCGTTTCCTGTTTTTCCAGATCTGCGAGTTTTGTGTCGACTCCGATGATATGTAACAGCGTATTTGCCTTCTCTTTTCCGTTTGCGCTCATAAAACGCGGAAGATCCAGTGCAAGCTGTTCAATAAATTCATTTAAGAGCTGCTGTCCTGCTTTCTTCCCCGATGGATCTGTAACTTTCAGATCACTGTTTTTCCCTTTTCTTTCCACGATCAGACCGTTATCCATCACGACCTTTAAATTCGGAGGGATCACGGATCCTTCTCTCTGTGCCTGCGACGGCCGGAAGCGCTCACCGCCGAGCGCCCAGGCAATGGAATCCAGCACGGACGTCTTGCCCTGATTGTTCTTTCCTCCGATGATCGTGAGTCCGTCTTTCGTCGGTTCGATCTTTACTGCCTTGATACGTTTGACGTTTTCGATTTCCAGTTTGTTGATCTTCATTCCTTTTCTCCCTCGTCCTTAAGTGCACTCCTGATCGCATCGATCAGCTTTTTCTCGAGCTCTTGCGGTGTCATCACTGCATTGATTGCATCAGTCGATTTCTTCTCGATCTCCTGCGGTGTCATTGCCGAGCTTTTCGATCTGGTGGCAATCCTCGCATCTTCTTTTAATCTATTGATAATGTCCTCGTACGCTTCCGCTGTCCCATTCAGACATCTTTTAGATGCGCTATGCACGGCAGCATAGGCAATGTTTGAAACTGCTTCCATGCTGTTATATTTTCCCAGGGCAAGGACGTGATCCTTATTTCCAACCTTGACGTATGCCATTGCTCCATCGCCGATCACACTGTCTTTCTCACCAGTTTCCAGATTTTCAACCGTTACCTTAACTTTCATCTTGATTTTCTCCTCCTGCTCTCCTAAAATAAACTTGTAAATGTTTTTACATCTTCCCCTTGTGCGAGCGGCTACTCGCCATGGGGATCTTTTATTATGCTCCAATGACCAGTCTGGCCAGGACATACACCATTCCCAGACAGGACACGCCGCCACACACACACATCATCTGTTCCATCGCGTTGTACAGTGTGTTCTGTCTCTCGATCCGGATGTGGATCTCCTTGAGGATTGCTCCCTCTTTGTGCAATTCGGACACACGTACTCCCCGTGGATCACTGCATACCGGGATATAATCCAGATCCTTCCGCAGTGCTGGCAGAGTGCCTGCCGTCCTTTTATTGATCTCATGCATCTGTTTCACCTCCTCTCACAGCAGGATAAATTCCTTGATTTCTTTTGACGTAAGTTCCCGGCCCAGGAGCACGGATGCTGCCTGAATCGGAGTAAATTTCAATACAGTTGCAATCTTCTGCATCTCATCCAGAGAATACGTCTCCGGCCGGTGATACTTATTCTGAATCGTCTTTTTCGTTACCCCGACTTTGACAGCCAGAGCGGCATCATCGATTGCCAGCCGCTCCTTATTTCCCGCAATACATGCACGAACGATCCTGTTCCGTTCTTCCTGTATATTTGGTTTTAACTTCGGCATACTCTTTCACCCCTTCCGCATCTTTGTATTCTTGCTTCCACATCCCCGCAGTGCTATACTTTCTTTACAGGCTCCTGCCAGAGCCAAGTATAGAAAGAAGGTACAATGGTATGAAATCTAAGATAATAAGGATCCCTGTTTCTCGATCTGAACGTGAACATAACATCCATGGCACCGGATATGTTCCTTGTAATGTCAGCGATCGTTGGTTACAATTTTCTGACACCTATGATAAGGAACTCAACTTGGTATTTGCAGATGTTATGACACTGGATCATAACGAAAAACCGAAAAAGATATGTACCTTATGCCTCGACATCAACGAGTTAAAAGCCGAACTGGCAAAAATCAAACCTGAGTAACATATTCTTTCAGGATTTCCTGGTAGTACCCCTGCACGGTGACAATATGCTTTTCCTTCAGGTTAAGCATATTCCCGCGCAGGTTTATATTTTTTAGAGAAACTGTCTTCAACCTCTGGATGATTTCTGTCTGTTCCTCTTCCGGAACTTTCCGCTCGGTTAAGTCCCTTCTTATTTTTCCTAACATCTGGAACCAGATGCTTTCCATCTCTCTCACCCCTTTCTCGTCCTTATTGTAGTTGATTTTTAATCATCTTTTGTTTTAAAAAAAAGAGACTCTTTTTCTTTTAAACTCTTAATCTCCAGCAGCTCACACAACGCCGCCACTTCACTTGTCTTAAATTCCTGCTTATTGTTCAGTTTCAAGGCAAATCCATAGCTAGTAAGCCCCAGATGATCTGCTACAAATTTGAGCTTCAACCCTCTCGACTTGATTAATGATTTTAAAGCATCGGAGTCGGTCAAGTTCATCACTTCCTTTCTATTCTTGATGATTTTAAATCATCTGCCATTATAGTATCACCATGAAGATTAAAAGTCAACTTCTTTTTTTATTTTTATCAAAAAATATTGATTTTAAATCATTTTCGTGATATATTCCTATTATAAATCAAGGAGGTTTCCATATGCCGGAAATAGGGAAAAGAATACGCTCAAGAAGAGAACAACTGGGAATGACCCAAGAAGAGCTTGCGTCTCGCCTTGGGTATAAAAGTAAAACGACAATAGCAAAAATCGAGAATGGAACCAATGATATAGTACAAAGTAAGGTTACTGAATTTGCCAAAGTTCTCGATACTACTCCAGCTTATCTTATGGGATGGACCCAACTGGACGGGAATGTCGTAAATGAAAAGGAACCAGAACTCACCGCCCGCGATGAAAGAGATATTGCCAAGATTCTGGAACAAACCAAAGAGCTGCTGCTCTCCCAGGAAGGGCTGATGTTCGACGGCGATCCGGCATCTCCGGAGGCGATCAATTCAATTCTGGATGCAATGCAGATTGGAATGGAAATGGCTAAGAAAAAGAATAAAGAGAAATACACGCCCAAGAAATATAAAAAGGACTGATTTCCATGCGCATAAAGAAACTGGTATCACGTCTCGTCCGGAAATACCAGACGCGTGATCCATTTGAAATGATAAAGGGAATGAATGTGATCCTGGTCCACTATCCTCTGGAAGGCGTCCGTGGGTTTTACCAGTACTTCCAGCGGAATCATATCATCTATCTGGATGAACGGCTCGCAGAGGCGGAGCAGCGCTTTGTTCTCGCCCATGAGCTGGGACACCTGTTCCTACATAAGAAAGCGAACGCGATCTTTATGGATTCCAGGACACAATTCAACACGGACAAATATGAACGGGAAGCCGACACCTTCGCGATGGAGCTTCTGGTTCCGGACTCCGTGATCTTCGAGCATCCCGATCTGACGATCGGCCAACTGTCCCGTCTGACTGGATATACTGAGGAGCTGTTGAAAAATAAAAATTTTTTTAACATTACTGAATAGGCACATAATAATCGATTATTCATATCATATGGGATTTCACTCACAAATTATGTACTCGATTCCTATATTACGATTACATTATGGAGGTATTTTATGGGGCTTCGTTTCAGAAAATCATTTAAAATTCTACCTGGTGTAAAAATAAATTTCAATAAAAATAGTACTAGTATAACCTTCGGCGACAAAGGTGTTCACTATACGGTGAATTCAAAAGGTAAGAGAACGGGAACTTTCGGAATCCCTGGCACCGGAATTTACTATACAACATCTTCATCCTCGCGCAGAAAAGCTAAATCTAATACGCCAGCATCTTCAAAGTCATCTCCAATTTCATATAAAACTCTTTTTTATGGATTCTTAGGATGCTTTCTTCTTGTAGGTGTGGCTTCTGGTTTTGGGACAAAACAGCCTGTGAAATCTACGCAAACCAATTCACAGGAAATCGTTTCTCCAACTATAGAACTCAATGAATACGCTCCATCAGAGGTCTCTCTAGTTGTCGGAGACTCTCACGAAACCTCTTTTATGATAAGACCTACATCTGTAGATAAGAATAATATTGATATCGTAAATAGCAATAATTCAGTTGTTGACTGTAGTATAACAGATATCCATTTAGCGTGCGGTAAAGTAGTTACCACTGTTATCTGTCATGCATTATCACCGGGAAATGCGGAACTGTACTGCACTTTAAAGGATGAGGACATCAAAAGTGAACCTATAATATTAACTGTTTCTAACAGTAAATAGTTAAATGAAAGGAGTGTTCCTATGCCATTATTAAAAAATGACCATTATACATCCGAAGACTACTGGAACTTACCAGAAGAAGAACGCGCCGAGTTGATCAACGGCAAATTTTACGACATGGCTCCGCCGAATCGGATCCACCAGAAACTGGTTTTCTCTATTTCAAGGATCATCGGTAACTATATCGCTGATCACCACGGATCCTGCGAGGTATACCCTGCCCCCTTCGCCGTCAACCTCGACGCCGATGATAAGGACTGGGTGGAACCAGATGTTTCCGTGATCTGTGACCCGAATAAGCTGACCGACCGCGGATGCTCCGGAGCCCCGGATCTCATTTTCGAGATTGTCTCTCCGTCCAGCCGTAAGATGGACTACAGCCTGAAGAACATGATCTACTCCCAGGCCGGTGTCCGTGAATACTGGATCGTAGATCCGGCAAAGGAAAAGGTTGTCGTCTACTGCTACGAAAACGACAGTGACCCCTGCCTTTATTCTTTCGATGCTGATGTCCCTGTTGGAATCTATCCGGGACTTACGATCCGGATCCGGGATCTCTTGAATTAAAGTTGCACCGGTGCAACTCCCATAAATAGCAAAACCGCCCGGTGTTACCAGCACCGAACGGCTTTACATAGATTTTCTCTTGCCGGATGCTCCGGAAGATATAATCAACCTGAATACTTGAATTATATCATCTCCGATGCGTCCTGGCAAGGGGCGTATTTTTTATACCCATTTTTAGGTGTTGCGACGTCGCAACAGAAAGGAGTATGATATAATGGCTACTGCAAAAAAACTACCCTCCGGATCCTGGAGGTGTCTGGTGTACAGTCACACTGAGCGTACATTCGACGCAAAATCAGGTACATGGAAGGATAAACGAATTTATGAATCATTTACCAGCGATGACCCATCAAGACGCGGGAAAGCGGATGCTGAGCGTCAGGCCGCCGAATTTCAACAGGATCGTGACACCAATGTCAGCCGGAAACGTCAAAAAAACGGAAACATTTTGCTGAAAGATGCAATGAAGAAGTACGTAGAAGCCATCGGTCCATCGCTCTCAGGTACCACTGTCCAGGGATATTCAAAAGAACAATATGACTCCTATGCTTTCCTGATGGAAAAGAAGCTGAAAGACATCACCACAGAGGACTTACAGAAAGCTGTTGATGACGATACGAAGCGCCCCTCAAAACGTTCAACAAAAACGAAAACACCTATTTCGCCCAAGACTGTTCGAAACACTTACAGCTACATACGAAGTGTTATAAACTATTTTTATCCGAACGATAACTATGATGTAAGGCTGCCTAAGACACCTAAGAAAGTTAAAAACCTCATTCCTGCAAAAACCGTGCTGGAAATCATTAAAGATACGGAAATCGAACTGCCGTGTCTCCTGGCCTGCTGGCTCAGCTACTCTATGTCTGAGATCCGTGGAATCCGCGTTCGAGATATCTCTAACGGATACATTACCCTGGACCGTGTTATCGTTGATATCGGACAGACTCCAACGGTAAAGGAAAGCGGCAAAGCGGAAGCCCGTCTGCGTAAGCATCACATCCCGAATTATATTCAGGCATTGATTGACAAGAATATCTCTGGGAAGAAACCAGATGATCCGTTGATCACCCTGAGCGGACATGCAATTTACATGCGTTGGGTATCTCTTTTAGAACAGCATGACCTACCTCACATGACATTCCACGATCTGCGGCACCTTAATGCATCTGTAATGGCAATGCTCCGGATCCCGGATAAATATGCGCAGGAACGCGGCGGATGGTCTTCTGATCGGGTTATGAAAAACGTATACACACATACATTTTCAGAGGAACGGGAAAAGGTCGATGAGACCATAGACAATTATTTTGACTCGCTTCTGGACGGAAGTGCTTCAGAAAAAGAGAAGTCAGCCATGGAGATTATAAATGCACTTCGGGAAGCGGATCCGAACGGCTGGTACAAAGCCCTGCTAAATATGCAACACGAAATGCAACACAAAAACTAAAAAGCCGCGTAAATACGCGGCTTTTGTCGTGGACCTGAGGGGAATCGAACCCCTGTCCGAAAACCTATCCCCTGTTCTTCTACTATCATAGTCTGTTATTTAGAATTCCCTCCCGAATCCGAAAGCAGACATCCTGATCCGTTTGGTAGCTTCATCATACGCCCGCGTGCGCAAAGCTTTGCACGTGTCGTTTCCTGCTTTAAATGATGCCGGTTACTTAAAATGCAGGTATTCTAAGGCCGACAGCTGCCTAAATTAGGCTGCGTATGCTAATTCGTCGTTAGCGTTTATATTTAGGTTTGCCATTTAACGCATTGCATACGGATAGCTTCACCAGCTTCAAAGCCCCCGTCGAAACCAGTACAAGCCCTTACTGGCACTCTCTTCGGAGTTTTCGCATCTCCAACAGCAACCACTTTAGGCGACCCCAAAGCAGCCTCACTGTCTCTGCGTAAACTAAATCTTATCAT